ATACAAAAATAACGGCTTGACAGGCACGCACCTGTCATATTTCGGGGTACAAAAATAGGGGGTGGGGGCAGTAGTGGCACTAATGCCACCACTACCCCCGAGATACTACGGTCACTACAGAGTGAAGGTCTCCTCCAGCAAGCGAGCGACCATCAGCAATGTTTCCATCGCTGCGTTCATCTCCTGAATCGCTTCGGTCTCCTCTTTGAGGAGATGTCCACCCGTTCCACGCTGTTCAAGTTGCGCCGTTGCCGACTCAACCGCAGACAATGCTGAAGCCAAGTAAGTTTGGGGCGTCTTGACAGTCTTGGCAGGGGCTTTCCGAGCCTTGCCCTCAGCGGCTAACTTCGCCTTCTTGGCATCACGAGCCAACTCTAGGTCAGAGCCTTTCAACTTGACCCGAGTGTTCTCGTTGCCCTTGACCCACACAAAGGTATCAACATCACCGAGACCCATATTTATCCGCTTCAATGTAGCGAACCGAGTACGGATGTCGGCAAGTTTACCCTCTTGCCGAGCCTTGTTTACGAAGTCCAAGATGTCCTTCGCCAACACGGCGTCGTCGATTTGTGTGTTCTTGATGACGATAGCGCACCACTTCAACGCTCCGAGAACATTCTCTCCAACTCCGAGTCGCTTGGCTTCGGCTTTTTGAGTCGGAGCGTTTGCGCTTTCGCTGATGAGTTCCCGTAAGATGTACGGGAGAAGCAGGGCATCTTGACCATAGGTGACACCGCTTTCGCAGTACCCCGCAAGCCTTGTGATGACTGCTCGTTCCTCTGAGTCGCTGATAGTGACCGAAGGTTCCACCACGACTCCTTCCTCTAGGGTTGTTGTCATTGTTTCCTCTCCGTGTCTCTAAGACACAGGGTTTGCCTGAGGTCACAACGACCACAGGGCTTAGGGTAGGAGACACCTTGTGAGTGTCTACCCCCCCCATAGGTTCACTCTACACCCCCAGCCTGAGGGTGAGTAGGGCCCAGTTACCAAGGAGTACCAAACCCCCATATAGCCCTATTCTGATAAACTGTTTACCATGAGCAAACTTTATATTAAGTTTATTTGCCAACTGAAGAATGTGGTAGATAAACGGTTCTACGCAATACCACAAAACCTAAAGCGGCCCAACCTTTAAGTAGGTTATAATAGACCTATTCCGTAATTAAGGAGCTACACCATGTCCAAAGAAGATCGAGCACACGACCCAGCACGTAAGGTTGGAAGAGACACATTTACACCTCCCAAGTTTAATGATGCACTTGGTCAACGCCAAGATGTTAGCTACGCCTATGCGGTAGCTAAAAAAGATCCTCCTGATCCTAATAAAGCCCCACCTTACAATAATAGTAAAACTCCACCAACATCAGACTACTAAGGAGCTAGCAATGTCAGAAGATAAAGCACACCACCCAGCACGTAAAGTAGGTCGTGAAGAACATGCTAACAAACAACGAGCAAGATGGCAAGAGGCGTCTGATCCAAGTGGAGGTAAAGACCCCATGGATAAGGATCTTTTCATGAAATTAAAAGAAAATTATCCAAACCCTGATAAGACAAGTACTGGTTCTTCACCTTACGTGCATCCTCGAGATCACCAATGGCCAGACCCACAAGTAGAACATGATCCTAAATACAACTATGCAGTTGATAAAAAAGATCCTCCTAATCCTCCTGATCCTAATAAAGCACCACCGGAGAGTAACAGTAAAACCCCACCAACATCAGACTATGAAGTTATGGAAGAATACTCCAGTAGAAAGTATAAATAACCATGGCAAGAGGAATAGACACTTCAGGACACATAGGACGTCAAGTAGGTCGTCAAAAATTTGGTGGTGACCGCCCTACAAAACTTGGACAGACAACAGAACGCATTACAGGTAGAACTGGCGACGATGGTGCTTTAGCAGATAGAGGACCAGTTATTTTTCCAAATAATGGTGCTTATCAAGTTCACGCACAAGCAGGTGGTGTACAAGTCACGGCACACAACAGTACAGATGGTATGACAGACCCTCATGCTAGGCAGGCATACGCACGATATGTTGGTATGGGTGTTGGCAGAGGACCACATGATGATCCACAGGTAGGACATTATCAACACATTACAGAACATATTCCAAATTCGCGACCGGACAATTGGCCTGCCGATGTTGACGGTCACCCGGACTGGAAGTAACCATGGCCAATGAAGAACGACCAACTATTACATGGAAACGTGATGAGCCCCAGCGTCCAACAATCCAACGCCCAGCTCCGGAACGACCAACCATTGAACGTCCTACCATAGACATTCAACAACCAACTGTTCAGCGTCCAGCTCCAGAACGACCAACTATAACCCTCGGTGATACTCAAGCTGCATCCCCGGCCCAACGGCCAGCTCCTACGCCAACCCAAGGACGTCAAGACACTGGTAGTCACCCAGGTCGTAAAGTTGATCGACCGGCTCATGTTAGCCGACTAGCTCATATAACAACTATACATACGAACAACGCTATAGACGCATTAAACAGAAAGTATCCAGAAGAAACTCCTGATACTCTTGCAACACCAGAACAAATACAAGGTGGTATTAATTATTATCGTAGTAATCGACACAAAGTAGGTTATGACGAAAATTTGCAAGATATGAAAAAAATGATAGAAACTTCATTTGAGGACAGGCATGATCCAGAAGCAAAGAATCCTTACGCCACAGACTTCGAATTTGGTAATAACAATGACGAATAACAATGACGTTAAACCCTAAACAGTTTGGTGACTTTGGGTACATGGCTATGGATCGACACCGTGCCATTGGTCCAATGGGAGAGTTATTACATCCAATGACCCCAAAAAGGCTTCATCGAAACTACATCGGGGACACTAATGCGTGGCATGGTCAATTACCAGAGGCTAACTTGTGGAAGGTACTACATAAGGAACCACCAGGAGAAGTCATGCTAGCTAAAGGTCTTGATGATGATGATGAACCTGGTATGTATAGAGTAACACCCAAATTAAAGAAGCCACCGGTATGACTCTTAATTATAAAATCTCGCGGGCTTTGTGGGTATAAAAATTCTGGGGGTAATACGGTACGGTTGCAGTATGGGACCCAGAAGCAGTTAAGGTTACCGGGTCTATTGTAAAATAAGTTATAATAGACTTAATCCGTAATGAGGGAATCTATGACTCTTAATCCTAACCAATTTGGTGAACAACAACTCCCATTAGATTGGGAAGGGATAGAAAGGGAAAACCGTCGCGATGCTGTTAGAGGTCATACGGTAAAAACCCTAAGGGATGAGAGTGACCCTGAGGGTTACCCTGAAGAAAGAACTTACCGAACAAACCTTAATCACCCCGGAATAATTCATAAAGCTTTAGAAAATTCTAAGATGCCTACTAACTTAATTTCTAAACTATCTGGACCAATAGAAGTTCACGGACGCACCAATGAAGATGGACATGGTTTTTATGATCCAGACGAGAAACACATATACCTTGCTGGACTTAATGAAATAAGCCCTGAAGGACTGCAAGGCCCTGAAGGGCTACCATATACCTTACCACATGAGTTGGGTCATAAATTAGAGTATATGCACAATAGCCAGAAAAATGGTATAGGGTTTATTAGTACTAAAGCAGGAGCCAATTACTATAAAGAAGATCCACGATCAGAAGGGTTTGCTGATGGATTTGCAGATTTTCACTCAGGTGTGCCAGACCCTGATCACGATAGAAGTTATGGCGCACGCTCTACTATAGCAACCCGTCGGTCTAATATAGGAACCCCTTGGTCTAATATAGGAATTGACTATGGCAGGGATCATGACTTTGGTTGGGACGACGGTGAACAACTAATTTATCATGCTACTAGAGCCCATGCGGCTGCTACTGGTGGAAGGATTCCAGTTGATCGACGGTTACCTCATGAGAACCACAGTGACAATGTGGATGCCGGTGAACACCTACATAAGTTAGTCAGTCTATCACCACATGTTAAACCAGCTTTAGAACACCTTGGAATATTAAATGGTGCTAAAGCACATATTCGCTGGTGGAAAGAAAACCAACCTAAGGTTACACAGCTGTCTTTTGATGGTGACAACGACGTTACTTCTATATATATACCTGCTAGTCACATGAGTAGTCAGTTTAAAGGTGTTGGTGACTAATGCTTAATCCTAAACAGTTTGATCCTGGTAAAAACCCTAAACAACTACGTATGTTTATGACTGCTTCAGAAATTAAAGGTTTAGTTAACACATCTAAAGACATACAGGGTAGTGAAACTATGGATGATATGTGGAAAAGGAAAGTAGGAGAGTCTAAAAACAGGGATAACTTGTACGACAACCTTATAAGAGATGGTTACAAAGGAACACCCGTACCCATAAGCCATGAGGATTACACTGACCACGGTGGTACCAAGAATGAAGACATACGCTTAATAGATGGTCATCATAGAGTTGCTTCAATGGAACATATTGACCCTAAGGCGTACATTCCAGTAGTTCATAGTACATGGAGTAGGGAAGGGTACTATGCCGATAAAGCTAAGCGTATTCAAGCTAAGTTACCACCTACACAGTTTGATACATCAGACTATGACTCCTCCGCTCTGTAAAGATTAACTTAAGTAACATTAAAATTGATGTAAAATAGATCTACTGCTGATTTTGTATAGTGACGGAAGTCACATGCTAAAGGATTAAATTATGGGACTGTTACGTAACGCAAGTGAATTAATAATACCTGATGCATTTGGTGGTAAACCAGGTCGAGGTAATGACCCGGAATTCCATATCAGCAGGCTTAATCATTTTGGTCAAGGTATGGGTGTTGATTTATCTTCTACACATCCTCTTTTTAGTAGGAAGCATATTGCCAGGTCACCGGATGGTGCCAGAGACCTCTTCTCAGTTAATAGTCATGATGAGGGATTACAGTTTTCTGTAGGGCATCTTACAGCAAGTGGTGATTCTATGATGGAGCATGAAGATAGTGAGCCAAGAAACAATTCACTTGACCATATTATAGACATGGATGAAGCATTATTTGAATTACAACACCGTGGGCCCTTTAAGGTCCGTGCGGATACCTACCCTGTAGGGGGCATACATGGAAGTATAATGAAAGAAATATCTGATGGTGGCTTTCATACAAGTACGTCAGAGCCTTGGGGGTCACATGGCCCTCAGTCTTTTAAAGATGCTGATAAGTTAATAAGAACTGAGTTTGCAAACAGAAATCGTAATAGAACTGCACCAAGTACTAGACAACTTGAAATGGTTAATCGGTCTATTGCACATCCAAATGAAGAAAGTTTAAGAAATACTAGTAGGAAAAATCCGTTTGAACTTGGTCCTCAGTTTTTAAGCGTTAGACATTGGCAACGAGATTGGGAAAATGACGAAGTTGCTAAAGATCATATTGATCTTAAGACAGGAACTTGGGCTAAAATAGATCCTGAAGGTTACTTCCCAGATTGAGGTTACTATGCCACACGGACACCCAGATAACTACCCAGATAGAAGTAACGAACCAAATAGAAGGGCATTTGGTCGTCCCACCCCAAGAATTGACGCGTTAATTAACAACACTCTTGCCTTAGGTCCTGGTCGGGGTACGCTCAATATTATTTCCAATGCTGGATCTCGTGTAACTGCTGCGCACAGGAAAAACAGAGCTGAAATGCTTGGTATGGGAGATCTACTACCAGCAGTTGCAAATATGCCAAATGATGAGTATTCAAATGAACTAAGAGAAACCTATGCTGAAAGCTTATCAAAGGCAACTGATAGATTTGAGGGCACTTCAACTAGTATTAATGGCGCTTTAGCTAAAAGACACGAAATACGTGCAGATGCTAAAAAGATGGCAGAAGAGAAATTTGAGTGGCCAGATGAGTAAACTTAGTCTATAATGATATAAACAACTTAAGGAGTAGCTATGGCTATTAAATCCACGATAAAGGGCGGCATGGATGGAGAACACCCGCATGGTTCCCCTAGAGGTAAGAAATTTATAAATGGTAAAGGGTTTAGGGATGAACAGTATGTTACTAACAGTACCCCTGTTGTTGATTCTGAAGCACATGTTAGGCTTGGTTCAGAACTATATGACCGTGAGGGCTTTGAAAGAGATGACAATGCCCCCTATGAGCACGGAGATGACCCACACGGAGCCAACGACATGACCGCAGACTACGGCGATAGCGAACCATTTGAGACTCCAAAGTACTAATCATGCCTGACGGTACCGAACCAGAGAAGCCTGAGGAGTTTAAAAGTGTTTATGAGGGTTATTACACCTCAGATCATAAAGAAATGGCTTTAATTGAAAAGAAAAAGATTAAAGAAAAGAAAGCTTGGGATAGAAAGCAAAAAACTGGAGATTCTAGACATCCTTTGACAATCCAAGCTGATCAAAGGAAAGCAGAAGCATCTGGTTTTAATAACCCTAGCCAAAGAACTAACTCTGAAGGTGATGTAATTAACCCAGCTGATGCTAGTTCTTGCAACAAATCTGGACGCAGTGGTAACTTTAACCATGGAAATAACAGTTGTGGCTGTGGAACTTAAGTTAAACTAGGTAATCCGGACGTATTTTCTCCGTGATGATGCCATTTCCACGTAGTATCGGGTATTGCTAAGAATTTACCGCCTGCTTCATGCAAACTTTTCCAAAATGGAAAGTCTTGATGGAACCATGAACCCCATCTTGGCTCATCTACCTCAAATTTTGCACCTGAATCTAGTATCAAAGAACGACGTACTAGGCAAGTAATTGGAAATATCAAAGAACTGTCTGGTGTCCATTGCACTCCACGACTTTCTGGAAATGGATCAGTGCCCCCAACTACTTCAAACCAGCCCCAAACTACATCTGCATTGTTAGCATTGGCTGTATTTAACAGTAATTCAAAATGATGGGGCATTAATTCATCATCATCATCTAAAAAGCCAATCCATTCAGTGGTGGCCATAGATATTGCACGGTTTCTAGTTCCCCATGCTCCCATCTTTTCTGTGTCTAACACTACTGCTATAGCATCTACAGTAGATGTCTGGGCTAAAACACTAGGTATTGCCCGATTTGTTAGGTATTGCGATCTTCTTTGTATTGACGGTATACAAACTGTGACACCATTCCCCATTTTATGCTCCTATAATGCTATATTTGTAGCAACCCATATTATACTAGGGCAAGGATACAAATGTTTGAAATGACAATACTCGTTCCATCACGTGGACGACCCGAAAGCATAATTCGTCTAATGGACGCTTGGAGTACAACAACCACACGCAATACACGCCTGCTCGTACTCATTGACAATGACGACCCCAAACTAGACGAATACCTTGCTATTCCTAATATTGACATGCAAGTTGGGCCGCGTCTACGAATTGGTGGAACCCTCAATGTTGTTGCTCCAGAAATAGCAAAAACTTCAGAAAATATTGGGTTTATGGGGGACGACCACCTACCTCGTACCAAAGGGTGGGATGAAACATTTATTAATGAATTAAATAAACTTAAAGTAGGAGTAGTTTATGGTAATGACCTTGCTCATGGAGTTAACTTAGCTACAGCAGTCGCGATGACCTCTAATATTGTTAGTACTCTGGGGTATATGTGTGTTCCAGGAAGTATTCATCTATTCTTAGATAACTTTTGGATGGAACTTGGTCGTGGAACACACATTACATATTTTGATGATGTAATTATTGAACACATACACCCTTTGCTCCAAAAAGCACTTTCAGACAACACTTATGTTGAAGCAAACAGCCCAGAAGTATGGGGTGCCGATGAAACAACATTTAATAATTATGTTGCTACCCAACTACAAGCTGACTTGCAGAAACTGAGAAACCTGAAATGAGAGAAGATAGACTTTTCCCATTAGACACCATTCCAGAATACTGCACTGCTGAGTGGTACTTAGACCGCGATATTGCACCTCATGTTGACCAAGAAATGCATCGTCCTCGTTTAGATACCGCAGCACGATTTGCCATGTCTGTGTGGTCACCAGAGTTGACAGTTGTTGACCTGGGCGCTGGTGACGGTGGTCTTCTATCGCTACTAACAGAAATACCTAAAGCTCAAAAATGGGGCTATGACTTGCAACCATCAAATGTTGCTGGAGCGGTAGACAGAAATCAAGACGTTCGTTACGGAAATGTGTTTGATACAATTGACTGGGCAGATATTGCTATTGCTACAGAAATGATTGAGCATTTAGTAGGGCCACACCAATTTGTTAATATGGTTAGTCAAAAAAGCAAGTATCTAATTGCTAGTTCTCCGTGGACAGAGACTATCGATGGTCACTACGAGTATCATACTTGGGCTTGGGACGTCAAAGGATACGCTTATATGCTTGAATCAAATGGATGGAAAGTTACCCATCATGAAACTCCTGGAATGTTTCAAGTAGCACTATGCGAATCGTTAAACGTATGAAAATTCTAATAACCGGAAATGCTGGCTTTGTTGGCAGAGAATTCATGAAGCAGTTAGATGGTCATGATATAACTGGAATTGACATAGTAAATGGAATCGATGCAAGAGATTTCTTTGCAAAAGACGACACTAAATTTGATCTAGTTGTCCATCTAGCCGCAATTGTAGGTGGAAGAGCCACAATCGAAGGCAACCCACTGAAGGTAGCTACTGACCTTGCTATTGACTCCGATATGTTTCAATGGGCCTTGCGTACACGCCCAGGAAGAACTGTGTATTACTCCTCCTCGGCAGCATACCCAACGGCATATCAAACTCATACTATGAAGTATATTCTTAATGAAAACCATATTGACTTAGACTCTGTAATGTCTCCTGACCTAACTTATGGGTGGGCAAAACTTACAGGAGAAACTCTGGCTAAGTATGCCAGCAATGAAGGTCTCCGTGTCCATGTTTTCCGTCCATTCTCTGGGTACGGGGAAGATCAAGACTTGGATTATCCATTCCCCTCATTTATTGCAAGAGGAAAAAGAAAAGATAATCCATTTGAAATTTGGGGTACTGGAGAACAAGTACGCGATTTCATACATATTGAGGATGTAGTTAGCGCCACCCTAGAAGCAGTTAACCAGGATATCCAAGGCCCTGTTAATTTAGGGTGTGGAAGAGCCACAAGTTTTAATGAACTGGCTGAATTGGTATCAACAGAAGTTGGGTACACACCAGAGATTAAGCACATCTTGGGGGCCCCTGAAGGGGTGTCCTACCGGGTGTGTGACCCTTCAAAACTTCTTACGTTCTATACTCCTAAAATATCCTTAGAAGAGGGCATACGCCGAGCTATTCGTTCCTGAAAGCTGAAGCTTCAGCCGGATGATGCGTCCGGTTGACGCAAGGTGTCTTATAAACACCCGTAGACGGGTTCAACTCCCGTATCCGGCACTGCTATACTTGTAAAGATCGTGTGTAATTAACCACCTTATAAGGAGCCTATTGATTAAAAAAGCTTTTCGGAATATCATAAGTATCTCAAGATGGTCCCTCATAGCTTTATCAATATTTCCAGTAAGCTCAGCGAAAGCTGATTCTAATCCTATAATCACTGAACCTACTGATTTTTGGTTCTCTTATTCAGAACCAACTCAGTTTTTGGCAAGAACCTATCAATCTGATACATTTCCATCAGATCCTCAACTTTGGCTTTATAATTCTGATACTAATCAGTTACTAGTCACCAATGACGACTATTATGGTCTACAATCAAATATTGAAATAAACCTTGAAGCGGGAAACTATCGTTTACGAGCATCAACTTGTTGCTATGAGCCTGATGTTTGGCGCAAATGGGATAATACATGGAATATCCAGTATGAGTTATCTTTTAATGGAAATCCAGTAAATACAACTACTACAATTCCTGAAACAACTACTACAATTCCTGAAACAACTACTACAATTCCTGAAACAACCACTACTACGACAACTGAGGTGATAGTATCCACATCTACAGAAGCCCCTACAACGACGACACCCACCATACCGCCTACGACAACGCTACCAGAGGAGCCAACATGGCCGCCAACCACGGAATCCATACCCCCGACGACAACGAGTACTACTATTGCCCCGACAACGAGTGCGCCTGCCACTCTCCCACCGACTACGACTACGAGCACTACTGTTGTGGACACTGTGGCTCCTTCTACAACGCCTACCACGAGCTCATCTGTGCCGATTGTGGAGCCCCCACAATCTTCCCTCGAGCCCACTACAACGACAATAGCGCCCCCTACAGACATACCTACAACGACCGTACCTGAAACAGACTTAGTAATACCGGATAGTCCTACTCCAGAAGAAATAAACCAGTTAGCAGATGAATTAGTATCATCAATTACTGAATTATCTGACGAAGAGATCACCAACCTAGTAGAATCTATAGATGTAAGTGAATTAACCGAGGAATCAATCTCCGCTGTCTTTAGCGAAGAAGTACTTAACGAACTATCTGATGACCAGGTTACAGAACTTATTGATGCAATTGTTCCAAGTGAATTGTCTGACAATCAAGCTTTGGCACTTTCAGAAGCACTAACAGATGCCCCAGATAGTGTAAAACAAAAATTTGAGCAAGAAATTGACGTATTTGGTGGACAGTTTGATACATACGTATCAACTGGTTCTACCGTTCCAGTAGGAGCACGACGAGTAATTGTAGCTGCGGCAGTAGCAGCTTTTTCCATGCCCGCCCCTTCGAGCTCCTCAAGGAGAAACAGATGATAAAAAGATTCTTTAAAGAAACGTCCGCACTATCTTGGACCCTTGGTGGTACTGCTTTGGTACTCATTACACTTAGCGGTCCAACTAAAGTTCTTGGACTTTGGATTTCTGCAATAGCCTTAGTTATACACCTTCTTGGTGTACTATTTAGTGATGATGAGGAGAAACCGGAGTGAAAATATCTAGTAAACTAGTTAGAATACTTGCCATTACACTAATCTCCGCAACGCTATTTTCAGCTTGCTCTGATAGATACAGGAACCCAGAAGATGATCCAAGAAACAAGACCACAACGACCGGATACTCGACGGAAACGTCTCTCCCCTGGCGAAATTGAAGCCAGAACACGAGCAATTGTTATCATAACACTAGTAAGTGTGCTTCTAGGAAGTGTTGGAGCTCTACTCTATTCTTTAATTTTTGTTTACCAACCATCGGAGCAATCACCAAATGACGCAGCGTTTCTTAAAATACTTGAGCCTCTTATGTTTAGTATCGGTGGAGCCCTTACTGGTTTGGCTGCTGGTCGTGCTATGTCTTCGGGCAAAAAAGAAGAGGATGAATAAATAATGGAACCAATTTACATCCCTATTGTTGTGGCTATGATTGGAGGACCAGTAATGTGGTTCCTTAGTCGTTTTGACAAACGAAATACAGATCAACATAACTTAAACATGAAAATACTTAATACACTAGATATTAAATCTGAGCAAATGAATTGGAAAATAGACAAAATAGATGACAAACTAGACAAAATAGATGAAAAAGTAGATAATATAGATTCACGTGTCAATAGTCTTGAAAGTACTAAACCACGCTCTAAGCGCAGTGTATAATTATTAGAACGGAATCCGGTTAAGGGTGGGCTGTCTGAGGGTGGCCCACCCTATACTCCACGAGTTAGAATGGTCTTATGACAAACAAAGTTAACTATTCTGTAGATAAGGGTCTGCCGTGGGAAAGACTACTTATTGTACGTGACAAACGCACACATCGTGTTATTCGACCCATCAGTGCACGCGCCAGTGTAAAAACCAGTACTACTGGTCGTAAAGAAATAACTACTCTTATTACTTCAGAAGGTGGCATTATGCTATGCCTAACTGAAGAAGACACTGCAGATTTGCCAGTAGGAGACTTAAAATATGATGTTTTAGCTACCTACGTTAGAAACGCACCTTATAGTGGTACCGGCGATCAGATAACACGACCTGTTGCAGCAGGTACACTTACTGTTACCGCATTAGATAATATTACGCCAATGGAGGATACACAAGCTATGGAAATCAGATTTAAACAGCGTGTTGATTTCCGTCGCAACTTTACCTGGCGTGATGCGGCAGATGCTATCTTGTCCGTACAAGATGCCTTTATGCAGGCAAAAGACAGTGCAGGTGCAACCGTACTTGATCTTCGTTGGTATGCTACCAAGCCGTCAGAAGAGACTGTTATAGCCCTAACTGGTAATCGTCGTGGGTATATAGCCCCGATAGCTGGTGCAACATTAGAACTGCATGTATCAGATAAAAACACAGTTCCAGCTGGTGTTTACCCGTTTGACATGTTTGTAAAAGACTCAGCAGGAGATTGGGATTGCCTAGCTTCTGGAACGGTAGTGGTTGAAGCATCAGTATCGGCTCCCCCAACATGACAACAGTAGAGGTTTCAAAACCAGCAAGTAAGTACACTACAGTAACTAAAACTAACACAATATCTACTATTGATAAAAGTACTGGTTCTAATGTACTTGAAATACACGATCCTGGTGTAGCGGGACCTCCTAATACATTATCAATTGGAACTGTAACCCAAGGTGCAACTGCCGTAAGTATTACTGGTACTGCTCCAGCACAAGTTCTTAACTTTGTACTACCTATTTCAGGTAACTATACCCATACACAAAGCGTGTCATCAGCAACTTGGACAATAACTCATAATTTAGGTTACAGACCCGCAGTATCCGTAGTGGACAGCGGAGGTAACCATGTCGTAGGTGATGTAAACTATGTATCAGTCAATGCTTTAACCATTTCATTTTCAGCCCCATTTGGGGGTTCGGCCTACTTATCGTGAGGTATCATGTCTAAATTTCTAAATAATCTTGATCTCAATGGCAATGAGTTACGCAATGTTAAATTGCAAAACCTAGCCACGGCACCAGCAACCAGCGCATATGCAGGTGGTATCTACTACGATACTGTTGGTAATACGGTTCAGTTCCATAACGGAACAGCATGGGTAATCGTGTCGGTAGGTGCCTCAGGAACTTACCAACCAGCAGATGCTGATCTTACAGCTATTGCCGCGCTCACTGGTACGTCAGGCTTCCTTAAGAGTAACGGTTCAGGAACTTGGACTATTGACACTGCTACTTATTTAACCTCAGGTACTGGTGTTACTACTGTTAACGGTGCCAGCGGTGCTATTTCTAATGTAGCCCTAACCACTAATACTTTGGCGCAATTCGCTGCAACTACATCTGCTCAGTTAGCAGGAGTGATTTCAGATGAAACTGGTACTGGAGCATTGGTATTTGCCAACACCCCAACATTTGTTAGCCCAATCCTTGGAACACCTACATCAGGAACATTGACTAACGCAACTGGTCTTCCAATTGGGACTGGTGTTTCGGGTCTAGGAACAGGAGTTGCCACCTTCTTGGCTACCCCTTCGTCAGCCAACTTGGCATCGGCTGTTACAGACGAAACTGGTACTGGAGTACTTGTTTTTGGTACTAGCCCCGCAATTACTACTTCTATTACTACTGGTAGTACTACTTTTGCCCTAGTTAACACAACCGCCACAACAGTTAACTTTGCTGGTGATGCAACTACTGTAAGCATTGGTGCTGCTACTGGTACCACTACTATCAATAACAATACGGTAGTTACTGGTAACTTGACGGTTAATGGTACAACTACCACCGTAAACAGCACAACTGTAACTGTTGACGATATTATAATTGAGTTAGGTGCAGTAACAACCCCTACAAACGTTACTGCTGAAGGCGGCGGTATTAGTCTTCTTGGCCTAACCAATAAGACACTTACTTGGGTTGGCGCCAATACTGCATGGACATCCTCAGAAAACTTTGACATTGTTACTGGTAAAACCTACAAGATTAATGGCACAGATGTTATTTCAAGCACAACATTGGGATCAGGCGTAGTTTCCTCTTCACTTACCTCAGTTGGCACGATCACCAGCGGTACTTGGAACGGTACAACTATTGCAGTAGCAAATGGTGGTACTGGCGCAACTACTGCGGGTGGTGCTAAGACTAACCTTGGTTTTACAACCAAGTTTGCCGATGATATTGGTGATAACTCTGCTACATCATTCACGGTTTCTCATGGCCTTGCTTCACGCGATGTTCAGGTTTATGTCTACGAAAAATCCTCACCATGGGAACGAGTGTTCCCTGATGTTAAACATACCTCTACATCTGTAGTAACTTTAGAATTTGCAGTCGCTCCAACATCCGCACAATATAGAGTCGTAGTTACTGGGTAATAACATAAAGGACAACAATGGCTAACTTTCTAAAGTCCCTCTTTGTTAAGGGGATTGAAATTGATCCTGCTGGGGCTACAAGCGCCCAGGTATTGTCGTATAACGGCACAAAGTTCGTTCCAGTAACTAATAGTGCTACAGCAACAACTGATGCATCTGCTTTAACTTCAGGCACTTTAGATAACGCCCGTCTACCAGCGGCAGCAACAAACATTACTTCTGTAGGCACTTTAGGTTCTTTGGCGGTTACTAACGGTGTGACTGCAGCAACCTTCACTGGTGCTTTAACAGGCAATGCCTCTACTGCTACCAATGTTGCTTACACTGGTTTAACAGGTACTGTTCCTACTTGGAATCAAAACACAACTGGTAACGCAGCAACTGCTACCAATGTTGCTTACACTGGTTTAACAGGTACTGTTCCTACTTGGAATCAAAACACAACTGGTAACGCAGCAACTGCTACCAATGTTGCTTACACTGGTTTAACAGGTACTGTTCCTACTTGGAATCAAAACACAACTGGTAACGCAGCAACTGCTACCAATGTTGCTTACACTGGTTTAACAGGTACTGTTCCTACTT